TGTTAACCCAATGTCTAAGCGTTTCATCTTCATTGATAAGCCTCTGAATTTTCGCCTCACGGGTCAGCGCCACCGCTCCGGCATTATTGAGGGAGACACGCAGCGCCAGCTCGCTTTTCTCCCGCTCTGCCGACTCGTGTTGCAGGCGGGCAATCGCCGCGTCGCGGCTCTCAATTCCGGCAGACAGCGTGCCGATTATCTTATTGGCGCTTTGCAGGTCGTCGCTGAGTTTGTGGCCGTACCCACCGGCCCCCGCCAGCGCCAGCAGGGCGAGAACGAGTAAAGCCATCGCTACACGCATATCACACCCCGCTCAGGCACAGTTTGCGCTCGGCCTGGCGGCGACGTTCCAACCCTGCTGACACTACCCCGTTGACGTAAACCCAGCGCGGCAGCTGGTTGCAGGCTTTTGACCAGTCACCCTTATTGATAAAAAAGGCCAGCGTGGATTTGCAGGCGGCGGTAATGCCGACGTTAAACGCAAAGGCCACCACCGCGTCATAAACCGCCTGCGGCATGGCAACGGCCATGCAGCGCGCTATTGCCCTTTCAACAATCAACACGTCGGCAATCAGGTTGCTCGCCGCCTGGCGTTCGGTGATATGGCTTCGCGAAGTGACGCCCGCCGTGTGTCCAATGCCGTTTGTCCACGTTCCCGCCTGGCACTGGTAGGGGGAAAGCTGGCAGCCCTCAAAATCGGCAATCAGGCGCAGACCCGCCTCGGAGGTGTGCAACTGCTGATAGTCGGGCAGCGTGGCGGCGATAATCAGCACCGCCGCCGCCAGACAGCGTTTAACGAGTGTATTCATTGGCGGCCTCTCTGCTCATCCCCTGCGCCTCAAGCAGTGCCAGCGTTTTACGCCGGTAGTGCCAGTTAACAATCGCGCTCACGAGGTTAATAATCAGCGTGCCCACCGCGACCAGGCTACCGACCATAAAGGCGATATCCTGCGGTGAGTGGCGACTGAACCAGGCGAGCAGCAGCGAGACAAAATAGGCGAAGGCCGTTTGTAGTCGTTCCATGTTTAATCCCAGAGTTGGACGGTTTCGCGCACAGTGGCGTCGGTGATTTCCGGCATCTCCACCGCGTAGCCGTGGGGTAACATCACCCCCACGTCTGCCAGCCCTGGATTAGCCAAAAGAACCTGTTCAAGCACAGATTCAGTGCGGCCGTAATAGCGCCAGCACATCAAATCAACCGTATCCCCCTGCTGCGCATAGGCTTTCATCACAGCAGCCCGATAATGCAGGCCGAGCGACCAGCGATTTTGCTGATACTGAACCGCGCATCACGCCACAACTCATCGGCAGACACGTTGATTTCTTCGGCCTTGCGTGTGCCGCTGGCGTCATACCCGCGATAACGCTCAACGATGGTCGCGCCCGTCAACGCACACACGGCGGCCTCGTAGTGCGTCAGCTTGATGCTTTCGCCGTCTATCTTGTCGGCGGGAACCTCGGCAAGCGTGAGATAGCCCGCGTCCATTTGCTCGGTGCGGTAGTCGTACAGCTCGGCGTTCACTTCTGAAATCGCCGTCTTCACCGCCTGGCGCAGCCGCTCGGCCGTCACGGTGCCCTCATAGCGCAGGGAGGCGCGCAGGCTTTTCAGGTCAACGTCCGGCCAGAAATAGGTGTTTTTAATCGGCAGCTCGTCAGCGTCTGACGGCTTTGTGGCCGGTATTACTAGCGACATAATGACCTCTGAATGGGGGACGGTGGACGACGGCATTAACGCGGTAAAAACCGGTCGCAGCCGTCGTGCCGTCCTGCTCGGGGAGCATGCTTTTTAGCGGCTGGCCTTGTTGCGTAACTCACGGGCCAGCCGCTCAATATCCTTGACGACGCCGCAGCGGTCGTGCAGCTGCAGCGCCCGTTTTAAATGCTCTAACGCCTCCAAAGCCCTGCCCGCATCGCGCAGCACATACCCGATAATCTTGTGCAGCTTGGCGCGCACCTGGTCGGGCATATCTTCTGCGTTCGTCAGCTCCAGCGTGGCCAGCAGCGGCGCGGGGTCTACCGCGTCCTTTGCCGTCCAGGCGCGGGTTGCCGCCTCGGCGACGTCCTCGGCCAGTAAATAGGCCGTGCTGTTGCGCTTGTAGCTGTCCGGCGGCACCAGACCAAAGCGCAGCGCATAGCGGGCGATAGCCAGCGCGCCGGCAATGTCTCCGGCATCAAGACGCCAAATCATGACGGTCATCAGGATGGCATCTTGCGCGCCGCGCCCCTCGCTCAGGACACCGTTCACCCAGGGCGCATAGTCGGGCAGGAGTTGCCGTTTAATCTCTGCTTTTCTCTCCATCGACCGCACTTTTTTCAGGGTGCGCTTGTCCTCATTGAGTTTCAGCATCATCAGCTCGTAGCCGTTGGCGTGGCGCAGCGGGCCAGATACCTGCTGCGCGGCTTCAACCGCTGACTGGCGCATAAAGTGACGGCGGGCAGGGCTTAACATGGCTTACTCTCCGGCCGGTTTTTCAGCGGGTTCTTCGGCGGGTTTTTCGGCTGCCTTAAATTTCCCTAGCTGGATGTTTTCGACCAGCGCGCCGCAGCCGTAATCCTCCACCACGTAATCCTCGTTGATGGATTCATAGTTTTCGATGCGGTCGCGCTTCGCCACTTCATCGACCATGCGGCGGTTAGTGCCCTCCTGCCAGTAGATGGACAAGTTATCCAGGCGGGTGATCAGCAGCGCATTGGCGGGGAAGTAAGGCACGCGCACGGCAGGCAGGTTGCCGATACGTTTCTGGCTGACAATCATGTCTCCGGCCAGCGCCTCGGTGTTCGCCTGCTTTTGGTTGACGAGAGGGAAATACTTGTCGGCCAGGAGCTGACGACCGCAGATAACAACCAGCTCGGGGTCTTCCTGATACCACGGCTCAATCAGGGTATTGGTGGCATCCAGCACCAGCGCGTCGAGGTTTTCATAATCGCCGTTCTCGCCGACACGGATAGTTTCAGAAACAACGGTATCGTCCTCGGCAGGCGCATTACTCATCACGCGCTTTGGCGCATTGGTGCGGTACTTCTGCAGCCAGCCCACGGCCACGTCCTGCAGCAAAGGATTAGCGGCGCGGTTTGAGGTTTTGGCGCGACGGATGCCGTTGAAGCCGACCATGATGCGGTCAAGCGCCTGGCGCTGGATAATCGCGTCACGTAGTCGGGTCTGAAAATCTTCATAACGCGCCCACAGGTCGATAGTGTTGTAGCGAATGTGGAAATCGTAGTTAACCTGCTGGCACTCGTAGCCTTCGCTGTCGAGCGAGGCAAAGTCCGCCGTTTCGCGCTCATCGCCGCCCGAGGTGTCCGTGGTGCTGGCAATGGAGCCGCTGACGCCCACGCCGATTTTTTCACCCTTCATTTCGGCAACCGGCACGATATTGATGCGGGTCAGAAACTCGGAGGACTCCTGCACGCGGTTCATCAGCGTTTGGGTCACGGACGGCTCGACGCTGAATTTCTTATTCAGGTCGCCGGTGTCTACGCCGTTCAGTTCGGCCAGGCGGGAGAGGAAAGCATTAAATTTAAATCGGGTTGCTGGACGCATGTTTATTTCCTAATCAGTTCAAAGTTTTTCAGGGTGTGCCTGGTATTCAGCGAGCCGCTATCAGCAGTCGGTCAGCACTTCATTTTTGCCGTTGCCGCCGTTGGAGAACGGGCGTCGTGCCTGAGTGCCGCTGTCCGTGTGGGCAAGCTTGTTGCTCAGCTCGACCAGCTCCGTGCGGTCAGCGGCGGCGGCCTGTTCAATCTGGGTAAGCCGCTCGGTCAGCGCCTGCTCGGTCGCGGTCAGTTTGGTTTCGACCTGCCCGACCTGTTCCTGGGCAAAGGTGGCGACCACTTCAACCGCCGCATGCACATCGGCAAAGCGCGCTTCGTCCGTGGTTTGTTTCGCCGCAAACATCCCCTTAATGCGGGAAAGCAGGTTGATGCCTGGCTCCTGCACGTCATCAAACGTCATCTCGACTTCGGTCGCGGCAGAGAACAGGTTTTCAGGGTCGGCCTTGCGACTCGCCAGCGGGTTAACGGACGCCTTGGCGCTGAATGCCAGCATTTCGGTGCCGAGGCTGGCGGGGTCATCGGTCACGGCAAGGCCGACCAGGTAGGCTTTGCCGGTCTTGGCAAAGTTGGGCTGAATTTCCATTGAGGTGTAAATCTTTTGCTTCTGGCCGACCATTGCCACCAGGTCATCGGTCGGGCTGATTTGCGCATAGAGTGCGCGCTTGCCCTTTAGCGCCGAATCGTCGTCAATGGTGTCGGCTTTGAGTGCGGTCACGTCGCCGTAGCGCTTAAACTGGCTGTCGGGCAGCAGGCCTTTGTAGTGCTCAAGGTTGACGCGGCAGCCGTAGACGCGGGGGTCAAAACCTTCTGCCATCTGGTCAATATCGGCGGCGCTGATTTCGCGGCCGTCGCAGGTATCACCGGCAACGCCGATGCGGATAAACTTCGATACTTTTGGCATGGACAGGATTTCCATTCGTTGAGTGTTTCAGGACAAGGGCCAGTTTCCAGACCTTGCCCCCTCGCCACAACGAGCGCCGGTTGTGCGCCTTTTCACACAACACGCACCACGGGCGTGGGCGTGCGCGCCTCGGTAGCCTGTTGCCATGAATACAACCCCGAGCCTCATCATTAGCGACCCAAGGCGGCAAGCGGCCCTGCTTTACTGGCAGGGTTTCTCCGTGCGCCAGATTGCGGAAACGCTGAACCAAAAAGCCCCGACCGTGCAGAGCTGGAAGAAGCGAGACGCATGGGACGCCATTGCGCCCATTAGCCGCGTGGAAACCAGCATGGAAGCGCGGTTGATTCAACTCATCGTGAAAGACGCAAAAGACGGGAGGGACTTCAAAGAAATAGACCTGCTGGGCCGACAGATAGAACGCCTGGCGCGGGTGAACCGCTATAGCCAGTCCGGCAACGAGGCGGATCTCAATCCCAACGTGCGCAACCGCAATAAGGGCGAGCGCGCGCCGGTTGAAAAGAATCAGTTCAGCGAAGAAGCCGTGGAGAAGTTAAACGAGATTTTTCTGGGGGAATCGTTCGGCTACCAAATGGGCTGGCACAAGGCGGGACTTGAGCATCGTATCCGCTACATCCTCAAATCGCGCCAGATTGGCGCAACGTTTTACTTTGCTAGGGAAGCGCTGATTGATGCACTGACCACGGGCAGGAATCAGATTTTCCTCTCGGCCAGTAAAGCGCAGGCGCACGTCTTTAAAAACTACATCATCGACTTTGCGCGCCAGGTAGACGTTGACCTGAAAGGCGACCCAATTGTGTTACCCAACGGGGCGCGCCTGATTTTTCTCGGCACCAACGTGCGCACCGCGCAGAGCTATACCGG